TGTAAGCAGAGGATAGGGCAAAGCTAAAGCCGCACTCTTCGCGGATAGCATTTAGAGTTTTTAAAAAGTCCTCATCAAAACCTTCTTTTCCGGTATACCTGCAAGCCAGCTCTTTGGGCTTAAAGTAGTTTTTAGTCTCTTTATCAGCATCTTTCTTTGGTAATTTAGCCATTGCTTTTAATCCTTTCTACAGTTCTGAGTGATCCAAGACCAAGCATACCCATTAATACAGGCAGCATTGTACTGGTGTCAGCTTGGGGTATATCTACACCAACCCCAGCAGCTAGGGGCGATATCAGAAAGTTTACGGCAAATCCAGCGACACAAATCCATCCGGTAGCAGGTCGCCATCCAGACTGAAACCAGTTGCCTTTAGCTTCTTCGGTGTTTAACTTTATCTGAGCTAGGGCGATCTCCTGACCGTGACGTTCAGCCATAGTCGCCAGCTCGTGCGCGATCTTCTGCTTGGTATCAGCATCAGGAATAAACTTGTCAAGCAGACCAGTTACCGGGGCTATTAAAGAGTTTAAAATACTCATATAAACATCTTATCAAAAAAAACAGATCCTAATATCAGAGGGTACATGCCCCATAACATTACCTCTGCTTTGGCAAACCGCTTACTACCCTCGTCAAGGCGCTTCTCAATGTTACCATACCTGACAGTACATTCTTTCTCATGCCCTTCCAAACGTATTAATACCTCTTTAGCTGTTGCCATTATTTCTTCACCATGAATATTATTGCATAGACCATTACTGGGATTACTGCTATCGCTATGCCGATAACGGTAACGAACTGTTTAATAAGCTTGATAGTTTGCTGCCTAGCCTGAACTGCCAGCCTTGCCTTTCTATCTCGCTTCTTTTTGCATTCACTTTGAAAAGCCAGCCAATCTGAATACATGCCTGCACGACAACTGTAGACCATGTAATCTTTCAGCCATTCTTCTTGCTCTTTAATCTTTTCGAGAGCCATAAAAGCCTCTAGGTCATTCTTACCCTTAGAGGCAACACGTTTAGCAATTGAGCTTTTACTGTCAAAGTAAGATTGGACATCAGCGGAGCAGTCGTATAGCTCTTTGCCGTGACTTAACGCTGTCTTGATAACCTTAAAGGCAGCGTTGGCCGCAGCAATCTCCGCTAACATTTACTCAGACGCTTTGCGAATGTCAGTGGCAATGCCTTCAACAAAGGTAGCTGATCCTGCGCCAATACCTTTGGCAGTGTCTGAAACCATAGACTGCGCTGAGTCAACAGTAGTTCCTACAATCTGCTGTGATCCGTCAACAGCACCGTTAAAGGTGTTGCAGCCCATAAGAGCCAAGGGTAATGCTAGTAATAAATGTTTCATTTTTATCTCCAGTTAAGGCGCTGTAGGCCAAGTTATGTCTGTAGGAAAGCCAGACTGTTCAGTTATATCTCTAAGTGCAATTCTGTAATCAAACCAAGATTGCTTTATTGTGCTGTTTAATGGCGAGTCGGGCATCTGCGTCCAATCGGATTCAGACAGCTTTTCGTCTCTATCATATCTAGCATTTCTAGCAAGTCGTGCTAACTCATCTGCCGTCCAGCCTCTAACCGTCCAGCCTAAAGTCCACACCCCATCTATAAGCGCAGGGGAATCTTCAGGCACAGCGGTTTGACTAGGTGCCGGTGTAGGCTTAGTAGCCATATCTACTCTGTAGACCCCCCACTCAGCTAAGGCTTCAGGCGGCATTTCTTTTAGGAAAGAAGTGTTAGGGTTTTCTTCTTTTAATTTTCTTACGCTATATGGAAAAGTATCTACAGCGTCATTTACTATTTTTACTAACATGTTTTATTCCTTTAATTAAGATGCTATACCGCCCAATACAATTTGCCCAGCAGCCAAGTTTGAGTCTGAAACTGTTCCTGCTAAAGTTAAATTAGTTGGGTCTGAATAATCATAGACAAATACGGTTTTATTCTCACTTCTAGCTTTAGCAAAAACTAACTCCCGCACTGGGTCAACTGCCAAGCTTCGAGTGCTTCCTTGGCCAAGATTAACTTCAGAAACAGTGTCAGTAATGCTCATAGATGAGGTATTGCTATAATCAACAACCGATAAGGTGTCCACACATAAACAAAAAAGCAATTCTTTACTTGGGTCAGTTGCAAGTACAGTTGGTTGATTTAAGTTTGTACTGTCAGAAAGGCTACTAATAACCGATAAGCTTGCAACATTTGATGTGTTTATAACAGCAACTTTGTCATTACTATAATGCCCAGTAAAAACAAGGTTGTTAGTAGTGTCTATTGCTAACCCGCCAGCGGTATTCATATTAGTAGAAGAAAGTAAAGTTGTTCTTTCTGACATACTAGCGGGGTTAGCTATGTTAATAGATGTAAGTCGCCCACCTGCTTTCATAAATGCGGTATCTCTAGCAGTGTCCACAACAATTTTATCGCCACCATAAGTGGTAGATAAACTGCTTGTTATAGACAGATTTGTAGGGTCGCTATAATCAACAGCATTAAAGTAATTGGGTGTGTTGCCAGAAACATAAACAATCTCTGTAACAGGGTCTGCGGCAACGCCTCTTGTAAAATCAAATTTGTCAGAATCTACAATTGAATCCGCTACACTGATATTTGCTATGTCGCTAAAATCTACACAGGTCATTTGATCAGAGCTTGTATTGGAGAAAAACCCCAAGTCTCTTGTAGAATCTACAGAACTTTCATAGGCTATAGACAATCTAGAATCACCACTAATCTCATCTACCAGTGAAAGATTGTCTATATCAGCAACATTTATAGTCAATGCATCGTTAGTTCCCATCACCAAGCCTTTAGTAAACTGTCCAGTAGTCGGGTCATATGGGTCAACGCTTCGTGATAATAATAATTTATTAGCTATAAATCCCATTATGCCATCGCCTGTCCAGCCGTGAAGCCGTACCATGTTACGCCGCTGTTAATTGTATAAAATACAAAAACATCTACTGCGTTATTTGCCGTAGAAAGCGTAGGTGCTGTGCCTCCCGCCCAGTCAACACTAGAAGGCCATGTAATTGTACGAGCCGTTGTACCTTGAATAATCTTGAGAGTAAAAGAGCTAGACACTTGCACGTTTAAAGTGGTCGGGTATGTGAAAGTGTAAGTAGTATTTCCAGTTAAATCGTGCAGCCAATTAGTAGCGTTGTTTAAATTTATAGTTACAGCACCACTTCCGCTAAGGGTATCTGAATCTTCAGTAATAGCTGCAAGAAAGTTTGAGCCGCCTTGTTCAGTAAAATTGCCAGCAGGGTCTGTTGCTAGACTGCCACCCACAACAAGACTAGAACCAACGCCAACTAAGTTTAAATTGTCAGTTGATGCGTCATAAAGCATATAATGACCGGCAGTGTCTCCGAAGAACTTAACGTCATGCCCAGCACCGTCAGAGCCGCTTGTAAGTGATCCAGTCATAGTGCCGCCAGCTTTAGGCAGTGCTGCGTCAGCAGTTACACCATCAGCGGCTACATCACGACCATCTACAGTCCCTGCGACTACAATATTTCCTGAGACATCTAAAGCACCATTGACATCAATAAGAGCAGCGTTAAGCTCAATTTCGGTAGTAGCTCCCATTTTTAATCTGGTAGAATCTGAGGCATGGATATATTGGCTTGTGTCGTAAAAATAAAGTTTTCTAGTGGTGTTTAAAAGCAAACCCAAGTTGTGCTGATGCGTAAGCGACACATCACTATTAAGACCAAAGTTTATTTTAGAACTGTCAGATAATAGGCTTAAATCATCACCTACTGTAACATCACCGTTTGTCACTACAGCGGCGTTAATGTCAAACGTGGTTGCTGCTAATTGAACCTCAGTGTCTGCAACAATATCCAACTGGCCGTCAGCGCTAGAGTTAATGTAAAGTCCAGTATCACGGAATTGTATTTTAGTATCTGTGGTTGTAGTGTTTCCAAGAGCTAAAGTTTCTTGAAGGGTTCCAGCGCCACCAGCATTAGCATCAACATAAGCTTTAGTTGCTACGTCCTGTGCAGCAGTAGGGTCGCCAGCGCCTGTAATCTTAGACGTTCCCATTGCTATCACGCCCGACATGGTTCCACCGGCTTTTGGCAAAGCTGCGTTAGCTGTGTTAGTCGTGGTAGTCAACACCCCATCTCGTGTAGCGATGTCCACGCCGTCAAACGTACTGTTGGTGGTGATAGCTCCTGTCATAGCGCCGCCAGACGTTGGAAGTGCCGCAGCAGCTAAAGTGCCTTGTGCTGCTGTAGCATAGTCCGAAGAAGCAAAAGCTTTAACTTGTGCTAGGTTAGTTACCTCGCTGTCCATTAGAGCGCCAGCGGCTGTTACGTTGGCAGTATCGGTTACGTCTGCGCTGGCTTCAATATTTCCTAGCTTAGAGCTTAAAGCTGACGTGAAGTTAATCTCTGTAAGACCACCATCGCCCACACTGTAAGTTGTGTTAGTGCTGCTAATTGTGAAGTTTGGGTAAGTGCCTGAGATACTTGTAGCACCTCCAGCAGTTAAAGCTACCGTCTGGTCGGGAGCAGTGTTGGCTATCGCGCCACCCGCAGAAAGGCTAATACCTGTACCTGCGGATAGATCCGATAATTGCAACTTGTCGCTATTTAAATTGGTAAAATTTGCGTCAAGCTCTGTAGTTGTAAGGGGCGATCCTTTGCCCGACCTTGTTACTATCGTAGACATTGGGTAGCCCCTCTCAAATTAGGATGCAGTTAAAGTAATAGTCCAAGTTACTGACATTGTATCATCAGCTTCTTTATTCACTACGCTGAAAACAGTACGGCAAAGCATATCGCCTGAAGATGCGGCATTAAAGATACCAGCCTCTGTAACAGCGCCAGTGCCTTCGCCAGCCTCGAAAGACGAAACGTAGGCGATTGTATTGCTGGACGCAGTAGAACTGTCTAAAGCTTCCCTAGAGCCTAGAATCGACACTAGATCAGTCTGACCTGCGGCGGCGGCAGTTGTACCGGAACCTAGAGC